CAGCGCAGTAAGTCTGCGAATTTTCCCATTACTTTACCTCTCCTTTTCTAATCTTTCTCTAAATATTTACAAATATTATTCACAACTTCTCCCTAATAAAAAAATAGGGGAATAGACCCGCGCTCTGCGAGCCTATTCCCCATTGTGTAACAGTTGTATTGTTACGCCCGATAATTGTATTTATCGAAGGCTAATCGATTTACCAAGGACCAGCGCCAGATGCTACATATAGCTCTCCGGTTGTTGACTGCCAAGAAAGTGTCTCATTCATCGACTGGTTTACGGTGCTGTCGTCGCCTTCGGCAGTAAATGTAATCGATGGGACATAGTATGTAAGTCTTGTGGCATTTGGATTGCTTGGGTCCTTTAGCTGAATCTTAAGTGGCAATGTTGTTGCAGCATATTCCATGTCAGACTCTACTGTTGTTATAGCCTGATTCTGGATTAGGTTCAGCAAATCATTGTCTGTCTTAAGAACCGAAATATCTCCGGTAACTTGTGGAATACCTACTTCGTATCCAACAGGCTTACCTAGTCCACCCATTTCGAAGATACCCTCAGACTCAAATGCTACACGAATCGTAGCACTTTGAACACGCGGGATACTTGAAACGCTGATGGTCAATGGAACATACTTACCCTGAATAGCTGCCGGTGCAACGTCGTCAAGAGCTTCGAATGTCTTAGATGGTGAAGCCGCACAATATGTTACCCAAACGGTATCTGTTGCTGTGCCACCAGTATATAGCCACTGGATTTGTGTACCGTTAACAACATAGTCTTTCTGTGTCTGACCGTTAAGATTCTCATCAAGATAGTTGGTACTACCGTCTGAACCTGTTCGATAGGCATCGATGGTATATCCAGAAGTTCTTGTTAAGAATGCTGGGGTATTCGTTAGTGTAGATATTGAACCTGATGCTGTCGCATTGATAGTAAACTGCTGATAGAATACGGGCAGCTTATATTCTTTCTTTGAGTTAGAAGAAACAGTATAGGATACTGTCGAGTTATCTCTAACGCCAAAGGATGCATCGATACCTGTAACGATTCCGCGCTTAACATAAAGAGCATTCACGATATTCAATGTGCTAGTATCACGAATCTGTCCGATGACATCTACGTTCTTTAGCTCAGTAATCGATGCCCCCGATACGGGGAATGTTGCAGGTGTATAGCCTGTTAGATACGCGAACGTATTGTGGCTAACATCGAATGCTTCGAATGTAACGGTAACGTCAGGAATATCGCTTGATGTTCCAACGTGAAGCTTTCTACCTAATTCATCGATACTCTCGGTAGGTAGGTTCATGGGCCAGTCAAATCTCTGTACTCTTGCAGCAGCGAATAGGGCTTTAGGTGCAGCAATTTGTGGCTGTAAATCTCTAGAGTGTACTCTAGGTCGTCTTGCCATTAGTTATTTCCTCCTTTTAGGGTTTCAAAATTGGTTTCCCTTTCCTAACCTATTTAGCTACACGCCCTATTGATGTGTACGTGTGTGCTAGTTTCATGGATAATGGGCTTCAAAAACGCCTCGTATTACCCCGCGCCATCTAATAACCTTCGGGTTGCCTAGATTTGGGGGCAGAATTTCGGAATTAATTGACTCTGTATCAAGACAGATTAATGTTCCTAAATTGACTGCATTCTCATTAAGAATGGTAATCGCTATTAAATCCATGAAGTCCATGGTGTCATCACAAATAGCCATAGCTCTTGGTTCTGATTCCATATAACAATCAACTTGAATCGTACGACGATAGGTATTCTCTTCCATCGGCGCTAACTGTAATGCTCGCTTCTCACTAGGGAGAAAATGAATCGCAACTAAGGGTACCGTGATAGTCGCATCTGTTTGAAAGCCTTCCTCATATCGAAGGTCTGTTGGCCATCCCTTTGATTCAAGATACGTCTTTAACGCATTACGGAAGGAACGGCGTTCATAATATGTTTTCGCTGCCACTATGTTCCTCCCTTAATAGAATGATGGGGCAGATACAAAGCCTCTGAGATTCCTCCACTTACTTCCTCTGCCCGTTGGAACATAGGATAAGTCAGTGGTCACTTGTAATGACCGTGGAACACTTTTATCTGCTAGTTGTACGTACCGGGATAAAATCATAAGCGCTAGTTGACTACCTTGAAGGTAAATCTGCTCATTGATATCTTCGATAATACGGTGAGGACTTACATTCATATAGGGTTCTCCGTCTTGGAGGAATACCCATTCCGGTGCTTTTCGAATGCTTCTCCAAAACTCTACACGCGCTGAGTGTGTAACATCTTCTAAGCCTGACCCACTAACTTCTGTTTCAAAGAAATCTAAGCGCTCTTCCTTTGTATAAGCTAATTTCTCTCCACTATACGGAAGCTCTACACGTTCTCCGCTATCGAGTTTCGCATGATAGTGCGTAGCCTGAACTAATTCAGGAACACCACCAAGAGAATCTAAGTCAACAAGAACATTGATAAAATAGTTGCTGTTCCGATTAAACTTGATATCGACAAGTCCCGGAGCAGTCTCTACTAGATGCACCGCATAATCTGTAGGAAAATTTGGTTCTTCCGCTAGAGCTTTAGTAAAGGCATCGCTGACGATGACTGGAACAACCGCTCGTAAGGCTCCCTGTAATTCAGTGAATCCCGCCTTGATAGCCAGAGGCAAGTCTGTCTCGGCATACTTTACAAGATTCGATGTGTCTATCTTGATGGCTACCACATTTATTCAGCCTCATTACCAAAGCCTATAATCGTATGGATGTCCCTACTAAAATCATTGAAGTTATCCAAGATGATTTTCTTGGATGCGGCAAAAGTCAACCCTCCATTCTTGTGGAGGTTTTCTAGCGAGTCGAGTGTCAGCCTACAATACATGCGCTTTCTCTTCTCAATATCTTCTGCTGCTTGAACGACTGCTACGCCGTTGATTTTATTGTTCTCAAAGTGCTGTCCACAGTGTGGGCATGTCACAAGATTGCCTTCAAACATTCCGTTCCCTTCCTTTATGTTGGTCTATCTCCCATGTTCTTTAAGATAACACGATAGCGATTGATTCCCGGTGCGCCCATGGGAATGATTTTAGTGATGGCCATATTGTGACCATCAACGACAATTCTCCCTGACTCTTTCTCGCACGCTTCTGCGAGGTCTAAATACATCGGCTCGATAGTGAGCGTCGCTTCTCCGATGTAATATTTTCCACCGGGCGTTGCCGTGATTGCTTCGTCATTAACCCAATGGACTCTTGCCAGAACCTCAGTAGCAATAGCAGAATTAATCCAGTATGAGCCATTACATATCGGACATACGGTATAGTAAGTTGTATCCCCTACCGGGTCATAGTATCCACTTGCAACACAGAGAGAGCAAGCGGTTAATCCTTCCGTATAAAAGGTTACATTGTGCCCAATCTCATCACGAACATTATCAATGATACGCTTAATAGCTTCCTTATTAATGACCGCGATTGGCAATGTTAACTCACCTTCTTTAGTATGTCCTCAAACCGTTGTCTACTAACATCGTAATTATAATTATTTATTAGTGTTTGATGGGCTGTACAAGCAATGGCGTCTGCTGCCATTGGATTGTCGATAATCCATTGACAGTGTTCAACTGCCTTTTCTAATTCAAATGGGGATACAGCCCACTGTGGAAATAACTCATTCTGTAACTCTAAACGATTAGAGCCTACACAGGGTACATCAAAAAAGGCTGCCTCGCCTTGAAGCCGACCCGGAGTATTTCTATCAGCAAGGTTTATAACGAATTGACATTGCGAAAGAATGTCATAGAACGAATCCATATTTTCTCGCTCATGAATATAAACATTTTCAACTTGGTCAGCTAGAACAGCGCATTGGCGCATTAGCTGCTTTGGTATGGATAGAAATACTCCCTTGAGGCCGGGGTTATTTAATTGTAATTTACGAAATACTAGTAAACTACTGACAAAATTTCTATCATTATCCGATGCACCAACACCTAGCCCCACCATACTCTTCTCAGAGTCCCGATATTTTCCGAATCTTTTTTCATAGGATTCGACGGGAAAGGGTAGGCCAACACGAACAACAGGCTTAGATGGTACTGCCACGGAGTACCATTGACGCTCTTCTTCGGTTAAAACCATGATAGCGTCCAGATATTGCAAGTCGCTGATGTAGCGTGCTGCTTGTTCCGCAGGCAAGCGTGATATATGCGTAGAAATCGGATGGTCGCTCAACCCAATCTGCTTGACGTGGGGATAGCGGTTACGTATTTCCTTACTCCATCCGGTAGCTTCTAGCCATAACGTACGAATAACTGTCTTATAAAATTGCGCCTCTTCTATCTTCTGTAAAAAGGGGATGTCCAAAATATTAAGCCACACACCATTATCGTACATACCATCATTAGGCTTGTCCCCATAGAACATCGCCAAGTCGCCTTGAATTCTATTAGCCATTTAACGCATCCTTTCTTAACCATGCTACTTTCTTGGCGTAGTATTCTCGTTGATACTCTCTACGACGTTCTGCCGTCTGTGCCATGCCTTCTCCTTATAATAACCCGAGGGTTAACTTGCGCCCCCACTTCGACATAAAATAATCATACGTATCATTATGCACATTTAACTTGGGGTTTGTCTGTGATACTAAGTGGATGTACTCCGCTGTCGGACATGAATAGATTTCATAGCCTGCTTCCCTAGCCCGAAATTGTAGGTCCACCTCTTCACGATAACCCATGCCATAATTCTCGTCAAAGTATCCTACCTTATCTAAGACTTCTCTTTTGATATAGATGCAGGAACCTTCTACAGCCGATTGCTTTTCGACTTGTACCGAATCACGCGACTGTCCGTAATACTTATGCGCTGTGTTGCCATCCGGTGAGATGTAAATACCGTAATTAATAATCGTTTCAGCGTCAGGAGCAAGGGCTTTCCCTCCTACAATACCTATCTTCTCGTCAGAGTACGCAAGTGTGCGCATCTCTTCAACGATATCTGTTAGGATAAAGGTATCATCATTGAGTAGAATGACATCCGTAGTTACGGACTGCATCATCTCATTACAAGCTTTTAGCCATCCCACATCATTTTTATATGTTAAGATTCGTGCGCCCTTGACTACTGTAAGCAAGCTGGCGATGCAGTTTGCATACATTTGATTCCCAAAGTACGTCGCAACGCACACTGTTACCTCTGCCATGCCTCTCCTTTATTTAGAACGGTAAACCTAGCCAGTCATAAGACTCAGGGTTATACACGTTATTGTATCCTCGCATTGGCGCAGTCGATGACTTCGCCAATTTATAAATCGGTAAGAATCTTGCTAACTCTTCGATGTCTACTTGAATAGGATTCTGTCGGCCCTGCTGTGGGTCATATGCAAAGTCTTGGTCTTTAAAACCAGCCAATTGCAGGTTGCCCATCTTATAGATGATAGACGCCATCAGTACGATAGGACGCTTATCCTTTGGTACAACGTCTGGCGACACACTATAAGATTGTGGAGCAATGAATGTAACAGCGTAGGTTCTATCCCAACGGAATTGTAGAGCATCGACCGCATCGGCAAGATAAGCAGCCAGCATAGAATCCGTGTCCGCATCCTGTTTATACTGCTTTAAGTGCCGCTTTAATTGCGGTACAAGGTCTAGCAAATTCAAGTCTATTCAACCCCTCGCATAGTAGCTAATGATACGTCGCTTACTTCTTCTAATCTTTCATTGATAACGTCTAGCGTCTTTTTCGGTTTGTTCTGTGCCTTGGCTTCCTCTAAGATGCGTAGCACTGTTTCCTCAGACGTAACGTTCTTAAGTTTCTTTGCGAACGTGAAATAATTTCCCTTAACAAGCGCAGTGACTTCTTCGTCACTTAACATATTCTCGTTTTCGAAATCTGTTGAAGGCTCATCGATTTGAATCAAAAGCCCCTTCTCGATAAGGTAACGGTTAGCGCGTTTGAAGTCCTTTAACTTATCGACATCGATACCCACGTAAGGGTTATCGGTTGTCAGCGCAACACCATTCCAGTCTCCGGGAAATAAGCGAACACCGATGGTATATCCAACGGTTCTTTGAAAATAGATTCTATTAGTTTCCATTGTTTCCAATCCTCCTGAACACACAAACACCCGCAAATGCGGGGAAAAAATATAAGTGGGGCTGCTGGCTGCACTAAGCAAACACAGCAGCCCCGCTCATTAAGTAACCCTCAACTTTGAGTTTCCTTGGGCTTATTTAAGGCTTAGGGGATAGTTGAAGTTACTTGTAGCTTAACTAGACCGCGAGCGTTCCAAATCATCATACCAAACTGCAACCATGTCTCATAATTCCAGTAAGGTGGAGTTGGCTCGTTATCCACATACTCCTTAAACTGTGGTCCACCGTAAGTGATGAACTGTCCAATATCTTCTCCGATAACTAGGATATAGTCGGTCGGAAGAAGAGGCTTTGGAGGATACTCGGTATTATCGAATATCTGTGGCAGTCTTACGATGTTAGTAACACCACGATAACTCTCAACGGCCTTAACGCCAGAACCATACGGAGATGTGTTCTGGAAGGTGCCCGGTGGAGTACCGTTCTGAGTTACATACTGGTTATTTGTACCAATAATTTGGTACTGACCAAATGTACTCAAAGGTGCCAAAGCTGACTCTGTACCAATGATAGTCTTAACGGAACCTGACCAGTAGTTAACATGGTCGATGGCTGCGTCAAGTGCAGACGCTGTAAGAGCGCCACCAACATTGACATAGTTGGAGCTAGAGGAACCAGTAATTGTTAGGGCAGCGGCATTACCCGATGTCCAAATATTTGCTAACGCATTCCAAGAACGCATCAATACTCTTTCCTGTAGAGCCTTCTGAACGTCAGACTTCACAGTTTCAGGTGTAAACTGTGGTCCACCATTCTGAAGCTCAAGGATGTTGTAAGCAGCCTTCGCGGAAAGGATGTCAAGGTTAATTGACATGGCCTTATCGCGTACGGTAATCTGCTCACCTAGAGTAATCTGGCCGGGAACGATTTGCTGTACATGGTACTTACCCTTGAAGCGCTTTACTAAAAGCTCTCCAAAGGACATTTCCCTTGTACCCATGAATGTAGATGCTAGGTCAAGGGTCAAGTATACCGGGTCGATATATTCTGTGATGACTTCCGCAAATGCGCGTCTATCATTTCTTGCTAGCTCTGCTAATGCAGTTCTATATTCAGGAGTTAGATTATTGTCTCTCATTCTATTTATTCGCCTCCTTTATATAGATTTAACTAAGTGCTGCTGTGCCGCGAAGCTTAACGGTAATAGTATTCTGACCGAATACATCCTTGTTAACGACAGTACCAACGGCTGTGTTGCCGCCCGCTGCGCCAGAAGGAGTAATCTTGCCCTCATCACCAGATACGTAGCTTGCATAAACAGCCGTACCGATAGCGTAATCGCTTGATACGCCTGTGTAGTTTCCTGAACCGTAGGTAAATGTACCTTCGTCATAGACAAGAACCTTGTTACCAGAAGTAACAGGTAGGTCGTATAACGCAGGTGGTAGGTCATACTGCTTTAGTGCAGCAGGCCATGGTGTAGAGAACGCTGTATCAGGGTCGATATTAAAATCGGTTTCCTGCATATCAAGCGAACCATCATTGAACGGATAAAGCTGTGTGCCATTCAGTCCTGCACCATCGAAATATGGAGGTGGATTGAGAGGCTTCGCCCAATCGACAGGGTAAACCGCCTTGCGTGCCTCTGTTAAGGTACGCGGAAGGGTCATACGTCCATTTGTATCACGGAAGCATAAACGTCCTCTTGGGGTTTCCTGACTTGCGCGAGAGCCGTCAATGTCATCATACTTGTTAACGATGAACTTTGTTGTACTTACTGGATTACCAGAATTAATTGCGTTTGCCATTATTCACTCTAACCTCCTTTATTACGAATTTCTTGAAAGACTTTTCAGTCCGTTCTTGAGTGTTCCGATGTCAATTGACTCTACTGTAGAGACTGACATGCGTGGTAGTCCTTCGCCATTACTTGCTGCGCTTGCTGTAGCAACTGCTGCACTCTGCTTTGCTGCTACTAGGTCAGATAGATACTCGTTGAAAGCATCCTCTGTTAGCGAAGCCCAAAAGCTCTTCTTCTTAGTTAGCTTCTCTGCGTCTGCCTCTAATGGGATACCCGCAGCAACGATTTGCTGTGTACGAGTCTCAACCAAAGCAGCCTGCTTCATTGTGCCCACTTCATCAGAAAGCTTCTGAATCTCTCCATCCTTATCACTCAATAGAGCGGTAAGGCGAGCGATTTCGCTATCCTTGCTTGCGGCCTCTGCCTGCATCTTTTCTTGTAGTTTCTTCAACTCTTCCTCTGTCACGTTATTACCTCCTTCATTATCTTGTGTATCTGGTGATACATTAGCCTGTGCTAATATTTCCCGTGCCAAATCTACTAAAGAGTTTTCGTTAGAAGAGGCTAGTGCCATTAAGTGCGTACGTGAGCCGTAAGCCGGTGTACGTACAAATGTCGCTGCCTTGGTAACGATACTCTTTAACCATTCAATACCTTCTTTTACAACGCTGTCTTTATAAGCTAGCTCCCAAGAAATACCCGGAGCATGGCCACTTGCGAACGTATCCTTTAAGAATGTAATCTCTTCTGGAAACTCGTCTGCGTAAAGAACAGCGGTTGCAATCAATTTATTAACGCCATCTTCTGCTGTAGAATCCATGGTCTTGATGTGACCAATCGGTACAGAGCCAGTATGATTCTCTGGTCCACGGCCAGTAAACTTCATCTTGACTGGCATATCGATAGCTGATAGCGCAACGGCAGGGAAGTCCTCGACTTCGATACCTTGGCCATTAACATTTCCCTTATCGTCTGCAAATACGAATTTAGCTATCGTGAGAAATGGGTGCTTGAAATTATCTGAGGGTACCTCTTCAATCGAAGCGATGGCAGATTCAAATATTGTATTCTTCATATGTTCACCCCCTAAATCGGTGGTTTCCTAATGCGATAAATGCGATATAAAGCGCGAAGAGCATTCCTGCTTCTACCCATCTTGGGTTCATCTCGATGGCCCCAAAACTAAATATACTTACAAGGAATAGAAGCAAGATGAACGCCCATCCTGTGATAAGATAATTCCACAGGTAGCGTGTTTTTAGTTCTATTGTCCGAAAAAATACTCTTCCGAGAATGAATCCTCCCATCGATACAAAGAACAGTATCTGTGGAAGTAGATAGTAAAAGGAATATTCCATGCTTATCGCCCCTCGGCAGTTCTCTCTCGTCTTGTTAGACTGTCAATAACTTGCGCTTGGCGGATGGTTAACTGCTCTAATTCATCCACACGTTTTTCTAAAACGGCAATACGTTGTTTATCAATAACAGAGGCTGTTTCTAGAACAGCAATCTTTTGGTTTTGGATTTCAAGAAGGTCTTTAAGCGTAGACACAAGCTTTTCCTGCTGTGTGCCGATACCAAGTTTCCTTGCGCCAAGCACGCCAAATAGCGCTACTATCACCGTGGCCCCAGCCGCAAGCGCGGCAGCTACTATTTCTGGCATACATGAGCAGCCTCCCTCTTATGTCCGTAATCGTTTGATTTTAATCATCCCATATTCCTTCACACTTACCACGGTACTTTTTAGAATGATTAGAAACGTTGTATCATCTCTGTCATGATAACGTTCTATATCGGACACAAGAGTAAATGTTTTCTCTGTTTCGTTATATAGTATGCCGATAGAAAGTGTGGGAATAAGCTCCTTATCTGCGTCTTTAGGTATCGCTTCGCGGGCTACGGAAAGGTGGTCCTCCCATAACACTGCTACAATTGGATATTCTGCCATCTTTTAACATTCATCTTAGTGTGTATTTAGGGACAAAAGTTCTGTTATTCTTCTGAAATGGAGTCAGCAGTAATGGTAATACCAGTTTCTTCTGCAATTCGTTCTATCAGATTAATAACTTCTTCGTCAGAAAGTATGTCGCCTTCAGCACTCGCGGCCTTCAGTCGTGACGTTGGTTGCTGTCCGCTAGGTTTAACTCCTTCGTTACGATTGTTGATAGGTACGTTCTGGCTACCGATTGGCCGTCCGTCACCACCGGGCACCATACCGGGCGGTAGTGGGCTGTACGGCATTGGTGGGAATGCGGGCATGCCCTCCATCAACGGTTTCTCATCCTTCATCAATTCGACTTCTGTTTCAAAGTCTACGCCAATCGATTCATCTCTAGTTGTTCTAGAAATATTACCTTCGGTAAATGCCTGCTGGAATACCGCAGCCGTCTTGACATAATCTTGTAGACGTATTGTTTTGAAGTTTGGTACGGGAATATTACGGAAATTATTTCTGTCTCCCGCTTCCTCATAAATAGTCGTTATCCATTCCCTTAACATAGTGCGTAATTGTTCCATTTGTGGTTGAACAGCATAGGTTGAAACTTCTGCTGCTTGTGAACTACGCGCTTCACCAGTCACAAGAATCGTTGTAAAACCTAAGCCTTCCTGTAATTCTGCGTTTGTTTGACGGTATTTCTCTTGGTCCAACATCGCAGTAACATCTGGCGTAATCCATGTTAATTTTGTAGTATGATTACTGAACAGGGTAAACAGGCGTTCCATCATAATCGGATTGTTCGAACGCGCTAAAATTTGTGTGCGCAATTCATCCAAATTTGTGCGTGTCTCTTCTGTTAGTGGGAAGTCACGGTCGCCCTCTTGGACAAGCAGAATCGCGTTGATGATTCTTGATGCAACTGCAAAGTCCATCCGGCGAAGTTGCTGCTTGAATACAAGCGCTTCAAGAACATTAAATAAATAGGGTGTGGGGTAAGCCCAAAAGGATGTTTCCTTTCGTAAGATAGGGTCAACATCTTTAAGCTCGATACGGTCTGCGCCCTTTACGATTTGCTGCGTCAGACCGGGATACATTTGCGTGAACATATTGTAACGCTCTTTATCCTGCTGATTCTTGATATCCTCTCCACCAGAACGAATCAGCTTGATATCCTTATCAGGAATCTTCAAAAAGAATTTCTTCTGCCCCCATCCTGCCCATTCGATATACGTTAAGAGCGGTGGATAGAGGTCGAATACCGGCATCTGATACATTTTGCCGGGGCGTAAATCTTTACTGATTTCTACCCCCGGAACATCCTCCCAATCGATACGAGGAATAACCATGCCAGAAAGAAAATATTCCACCGCCGCAGTATTGAGGAATCTCATTAACCGCGACGGCTTTCTATGTAGTAATGCGTCATAATACGCGTTCGCTTCGTCAGTAGTCTTACGCTGGCCATTACGGATATCCGTGATAGCAAATTCAGCTAGTCTATTGATAACTGTAGATGCGCTTCCGCCTCTTTGATAAAAGTCGTAGCACATCTTTGTAACAGCGTGGTAATCCTTTGGAACGATTAGTTTCTCTGGTGTAAGTCCTTGCGATTGGAAAAGTCCGTCAACAGAACTAGGCATGTAGAAACTACCGTATACGCCAGCTTGCGCTGAAAAGTCTTGACCAGAAGCTTTCGCTAACTGAATAGGCTTCGCAGGTTCGGCTGCCACTAACATTTCTAGATTCTTATCTAATACTTCTTCGTCCATCTAGACTCCTAAAAGTTTGCCAGATACGCTATCAAGCCATCTCGCAGCTATAAGTTTCTTTACTGGTTCTGGTCTGTTTAAATTAATTGGGGGACCATACTTATGCTCATATGCCATGACGGCACACATCATTGCAGCAAATTGGTGGTCATCTTCGGTACGATAAATCGGTTCACCAGAATTTGTTCTGGTAAATTTTGTACGTTCTAACTCTTCCATCAGGTTATTGTCCTCGGAAGAAAACGCAAAACGATGCTCATGCACCCAACGAGATACGGTTTCCACCGCAACACGTTTAACATTATCCTTCTTCTCTACGAATTCTCCCTCGCTATCCTGTGCGGCAACGAGCATGAATCCGCCAAACTCTACAGGGTATAAACGGTCCATGAATTTGTGTTCTGGAAAGTCTGAGTAGTCGCCTGCTAAGTCTTGATACTGTACCTTACCCGGTCCACCCATATCGATACCCATAAAACTAAAGTTATACACTCTATCAAGGTATGCTAAAGCTTCTCGTTGTAATGCGTATTCAATACGTTGTAATACGTAACGAACAAGACAGCGCCATTTGCCTGTCTTGATATCTTCATACATGACAAAAAATACGGCGGGGTCGGGGGAATAACCTACGTCATATCCTAATCCGACCCTTGGAGTCTGCCCAAATTCCATGGGCAATGGCGGGCATAATAATACCTCGTTAATATGATACCTTACAGTACCATCTAAATCCGGGCGTTTTGTTCCATCTAACATGTGTTGCGTCAATACTAAACGTTCAGTTTCGAAATCTTCACGCAACATTCGGACCCTATCAAAGACAGAGAATGTCGGTACGCCGTGCTGTCCTAGAACATAGTGCTTGTAATCTTCGCTATCTTCCTGAACAGCGTGGTATTCTCGACGCTTCTTCATCTCCATCTCAGGCGTCCACCAACTCATAATAGTCTGCGGAATATTAAATGAGATATATTTATCATCCAGTTGGTCAGTTTCATATAGAACATTCTCACGCCGCTCACCATTCGGCACCCCCGATGTCAATAATTGATAGCCATCTATCTCAGCTTTAAGGCAGTTTTGCAAAGACAGCCATGTTCTCCACGGCAAGTCCTGCGCCTCATCGACCCAAATACGATACGTGTGGAGTCCGATAACGTTCGATTCAGAGCCAGCGGCTCCCGCGATACGCATCAGGAATTGGAACCCATTAACAAAGTTAATCTTTCCCTCTGTCACATTGATGGAATTTGGATTGACGAATTGTTTGATAAGCCAGTGTGTCAAGCACGCAGCACGGATACGGAAAAACGATAAATCTTTCTGCGCTTTATTTGGTACAAGCACGAAGAGTCCTTGGTCACCGGGAACATACATCCCATTAATCATCCAGTAATACAACATCTCAATCATCGTTGTTGTCTTGTGGACAGAACGCCCACAGCACATGCTGACATAATGGGAATTACACGATGTCCATGCGCGCTCATGTTCTTCTAACCCGTTCCAGTTTTCATCATCTTGATTGATGAATTCGCGGAATAGCACGGGATTTTCTAGAACTTGGATTAGCTCCCATTCTCCCTCTTCCCACGCTTCTTCATTTGCGTACATTCATTCACCTATTTAGCATATATGATTTGCTCGCTACAACGCCAGCAGGTAATCTCTGCATTTAGTTTTGTAGTTAATTTTGGAAAGTTTAACCAAACTCTCGCATACTCGATGTTACATTTCTCACAGCGAATACTTGTCGTGTTATCGTCATAGAAAGTCTTAGCCTTCTTCTTCAATGCCGCAATGTATTGTGGGATGTCATCGATTTGCTTTTCCTTGCGCATCTTTCGGGTAATGCCTAGACGGTCTTGAAGCTCTGATGTCGAAGCAACTAAACTACGCTGTACATCCCCAAGATTTTTTAGCAGACGCGAATCTTCTATCTCCATTGACTCTTGCTTTTGGAGAGACTGTATCTGCTTATCTAAGTTTTCCAATTGAATCAAGTGTCGCACCAAAAGATTCAACGCTTCGGTATCGTTAGAATCGTTCATGTCCACGCCATATTCGTCTTTTAGAGAATTGAATTTCTCGTTGAAACGCGAGTCATACCCCTTATCGCCCGTCGTAGAAATCTTGATAGGCTTCTCAGGCTTCGATTGCATGTACTCGATAATCTCTTCGTCTGTCTTGTCCTTGAACATACGAAGATTTTTGAGCTTCTTAACTTTGCCCTCTGTAAATTCGTCCATAAAATTCTCCAAGCAAAAAAATAAGACCTCGCAAAGTTGACAGTATATGTCAACTTCAAGAAGTCTTGAAATAGGTGGTTGCGGGTGGCGGAATCGAACCGCCTAAGTCCAGCTTATGAAACTGGCTGGGATACCAATCCTACCCGCATAATGGACCCCCTGACAGGATTCGAACCTGCAACCTCATGGTCCGTGGCCATGCGCTCTAATCCGTTGGGCTACAGAGGGTTGATGTAATCCTTCAATTCGTGTTCTAGATTGAAGGGTTGTCGTTTATACTCTAAGTACCCGCACATATCACAATGATGGTTGTGAAAGGATATATTTCTTTTTGAAAGCCTGCTCGGCTTTTCGGGCACCCATCTAAATTGTATAGCTGCTTGACGCTTTCTATTTTTAATGACACGTTCTCGATGATGACGAACCATATCACGGGAATGTCTCTGCATACTCCCTCCAATAATTGGTCCTCTTGGTGTGAGTCGAACACACGACCTTCGCTTTATCAGAGCGACGCTCTATACCACTGAGCTACAAGAGGGCTGGCTGGGAGAAGAGGATTCGAACCTCTAATCTACTGATTCAGAGTCAGACGCCTTACCATTTAGGCCATCTCCCAATGTTGGGGCGATATGTGGGATTCGAACCCACCCTGAGAGCTTCACAGGCTCTAGTGCTTACCACTACACCAATACCGCCATGTTGGCATGACCGGAAGGATTTGAACCTTCACCCACCAGTTTTGGAGACTAGGATTCTTCCAATTAAACTACGTTCACGCGAAAACCTAATCGATTAAGCTAACGCCGACAGTATACGTGATACTGTCTGCATCCCCATGTGTGGCAAGGATGCGCCAAACTCTTGGCAACACGTCACTCACGATAAGGTTTGCTGCCGGTGTTAATCCCGGATAAACCCGAAGAACCACGGTACTTACGCTTGTTACAGCAGCCGAAGTAATAATATCGTAATACTGGCCAGAGCCAGTATCTTTTCCTTGTAGCTTGAATACTACGCTGGGAGTGCTGGTAATCGCTGTGGCATCAATCGTAACAACGGCACCAACGGCGTTATATGTATTATCGTAATCGTTGCTATTATTCGTGACTGTCCGTGCTACGGACGAATGTGTTAATATGTAATCGCCCAATCATATCATCTCCTTTAAAGTATTTGGTGGGGTGGACAGGATTCGAACCTGCAAGTTTACCACTAGGGAACTGGTCTACAGCCAGCCGAGCGCACCACTCATGCTCACCCACCCCGTGAGAAGTATTCACTTGCTTTTACTAAACCTTCGGGGCTACCACAATCCGTCCAGAAATCTTGATAATTTTCGTAAGTGATAAATGGTAGAAACTCCCGTAAGGTATCGACAATCTCTAGCTCCCCCCGTGGACTTGGTTTTTGCTTTTCGATAACTTCGAAAGCTTCATACGGTAGTCCATAAAAACCAGTGACGATAAGGTTGTGTTTGGGTGCGATTGATTTTTCTACAAAATCTGTAATGATTCCATAGCTATTAAATAGCGGCTGGCCATAGTCCGATGGATTGTCTACAACTGTCGTAACAATCAGTGCATCAGGACTTACCGACCACCTTTCAACATATCTTCGTAGCGTACTTCTCTCCGCGAAGATGTTGTCTCCAAGAAGAACGATAAAATTTTTACTAGAAATCTCATTGCGCGCAAGCCCGATGGCTTGACTAATACCTCCTGCGTTGTGTTGATATTTGTATGTGATATTAAGTCCGAATTCGTCACCATCGCGGACAAGGTTTACGATATCCCCTACAGAGTTTCCCCCAAGGATAATAGTGACATTCTTTACCCCTATGTCCCGTAATGTTTCTAGCCCATAGAATATCATAGGTTTGTCATAGACAGGCAACAAGTGTTTATTTGTCACCCTTGTTATTGGGCCTAATCTAGTTGCTAATCCCCCAGCAAGTAAGATGGCATCATCGGCCACGATACTTCCTCTTAAGCTGTTGCGCTATTCCTGCGGTTACTAGCGCCTGATACGCCTTTCCGAATGCCATCTCGGCATCCATCTTGCCATCGGCAGTAGCCGCAGCAATTCTCTTTGTAGCAGCATTATACGCTATCATTAGGGATTCTTGATGCTTATCCAATTTTTATGGTGGCCTCGTAAAGATAACGACAAACATATGTTTATCGGTTGAACCTTGATATGCGCCCGCTCCAAGTCGCTTATATTTGCACGACTGAATTATCTTACGATGCGGGTCTGAATTCATAAATTGTTTAAATGCCATATCCGCTGTCTCATTATCACCGTAGGTATTCCATGCGATGATTTCAGCGACCGCTGAATAATGGATATCCCATTTGTAGAAGTAATCCCACACGTATTTATTCGTGCCTTTGATGACATGCGAAAAGTAGTCTCGTACGACCATATCTTTGGCACGCCAACGTGCGGCTTTCTGTAACTTTTCTCTTCGGTAAATCCTGCTATCGCAGACACGATAATGCTCTCGCTTGATTAACTGCTCTAAGCGATATGCAGCATCTGTGCTAAAAGAATTAGCAGGCCACGATAACGCCATGACAGGTGAGGGGAGTAATAATACCAAGGCTAATGCTAGTCCTAGTATTCCTCTTCTCACACATAATCACAGCCTTTAATTGTTTGGTGAATCCGGGGGGACTTGAACCCCCAACCTACCGATTAAGAGTCGGACGCTCTACCATTGAGCTACGGATTCGTTGGTGCGCCATATTGGAATCGAACCAATACTCCCCGGTTTAGAGCCGAGTGTGCTGCCACTACACTAATGACGCATGGTGCCACCGGAGGGATTTGAACCCACGACACCCTGCTCTTCAAGCAAGTGCTACTACCAGACTGAGCTACAGTGGCTTGGCGACGCTAAGGGGAGTCGAACCCCTCTTTAGTGATAGACAGTCACTTGTAATGTTCCGATATACCATAGCGCCTTGTATTAGTTTAACGCGTGCCAAGTTGGCTCTTTGGGCCTTGGCATTGTGTAATTTCTCCATATCTCATCAGGATAAGGGTCAAAAGTAATCTCATTCATCTGGTCCTGCCATGCAGATGGCGCAATCTTCGATTGTCGTTCCTTCATCATGCGTAAGAGATGGCTCATCGCAATAACAATACCCATGGTCACAGAGTGTCCTTTGCGCTTTAACACCACTGAAAGGATTGCTAGACTTATCCCAATACCAATTATAGTAAGTATGCCACTTGAATTCTTTAGCTTCTTCACGTAACTTCGCTACCCCTTTCCGTATGGCCTCTCGTCTTGTATCCGCTTCAACATACGTAAAATCTCTAGCAGGATACTGGTCTGCGAGAATCCAGCCATCAATCCATTCTTGATATTCAAATTCAGGTGTTTCTACTATCCAATGTGCCATAAGAATTTCCTTTGGTGCGGCAACGGGGAATTGAACCCCGGTCCCCGACATGGCAAGCCGGTATAATTGCCTCTATACGATTACCGCATATGGAGCAGCAAGCGAGATTCGAACTCGCGCGCTCTGCTTGGAAGGCAGACATGCTACCACTACATCATTGCTGCATTAGATTTCTTCGAATATATTTTCAGCGAGGTCCAAGCCATTTTCATATGAGTGAAGCGCCCATTCGATTGGACGCCTATCTTCTTTCTTAATATTGCATGTCAAACAGCAAGGAGTCTTTAAATATCCTCCCAAACTCTTTGGGTATACGTGGTCCCTCGTTATGTCTTTATAGTGAACCCACTTTCCACAGTAGGAGCAGAGAACATGCCTATCCTGCCTGATAAATACGAAATTAAATGTCAGGGGATAGTGTCCGCTACCTCTCGCTGTCTTATACCACTCTAAGCTCGGAGGAATCTTTTCCCGCTTACCTACATTCAGCAGGTAACGGTTATCCTCCATTTTTTCATTATTCTCCTATGTCATTGCTAATTACTCCTTCTCTCAGTCAAGGGTTTGGTCGGGGAGAAAGGATTTGAACCTTCGACCACTCGCTTCCAAAGCGAGTACGCTAACCAGACTGCGCTACTCCCCGATGATTAACAGTATCCGAAATGACTGACTTCCCTTTTCAGATAGGTCCATTCATCTTCTAGATACTCGCATTTATGCCCTCTGGCATCTTCTTGAACTGCGCCAAAATGTCGCAAATTAATGAACATGCCATTCTCTAAAAATTCTAGCCTACATCCGCAACTTGGGCAGGTAGGCCACACGCGTTGACCGTTTCGGACTTGGTATACTTCTTTCATAAATAAACTCCCTTGCCGGTAATTCAAACGTATAATTCTGCTCTTCGGTATAAGTGAATCCGCTTGCCATGATAGTGATTGGGTTACTTATCGGCACCCATTGCCGCTTTACATGACCGTGTAAATCTCTGCTTTCCCATATATGATATAAATTACCATAGCGCCCGATATAGGCATAAGGTTTGAATCGATGAGCGTGTGAGGCATATCTACGATTCCAAGCTACTGTACCTTGTACTTTATATCCCATCTTACTTCTTACACGTACAGCTATCACATGTACACTCGTCGCTCATATCCAACCCTCCTAAAGATTTGGCACCCCCGGCAAGATTCGAACTCGCAACCAACACGGTAGAAACGTGATGCTCTAATCCATTGAGCTACGGGGGCATATGGTGGACCTGACTAGATTCGAAC